ACAGGACGCCAATTGAATGGTTTGACATAGCCCTTGTCTAAGGTATCAAACCGACAATTCTCAATCAATTTCTTAAGTCCAGGAATATTACTAAGTAGTTTATTCTTAGTTTGCTTTGCTTTGTGGGTAGAACAACCTATAGTTTTCCCAAACTTTTCATCACCACCGCCGTATAAGAAGCAATAGATTGCGGTCTTGGCGGTATTTCTTGAATCCAACTCCATGGCCTTCTGGTTGTGAGTGTGGATATCGCCTTCACAAACTTCCTTAGCATATGAACCTCCGTCATATGGATGTAGATAATGGGCAAGCATTCTTAGTTCCAGACCCTTGAGATCTGAACCAACAAGAACCCAGTTTTGTTTTGGAACAAACAAAGCTCGTGCTCTTGGATCAGAGTGAACCTGTTGAATGTTTGGTTCCTTACTGGACATACGCCCAGTTACAGCACCAAGAGTATTGATATAGCCGTGAATACGACCATCTCTTGATTTCTTGGCACGACCTACCCAATCAGATACCTGACCCATCAGTTTGATGAGATCGAAGTACTTGCATAGTGTCTTGGTTTCGGGGTAGTCTAGGTTAGATAGAACTTCATGGTCCACCTTGGGGTTTCCCTTGTCGGTGGTGTTTGGTTCCCATCCATACTTTTCCTTGAGTCGTTCGGCAATTTGTTGTCGAGAACCTGGATTGAATACTTCAATCTTGTCTTTGAGTCGCTTTCCTGTTTTCTCAGAATGTCTAACAATGATCTTGTCTGGGAAGATTCGTCGCATTTCATCTTCGATTTGTGACTTTTCAATTAGCAACTCCATTTCCAAGGCTTCTGCTTTATCCACATCAAACCCAAAACCAGCTTCGACTTGACGCTTGATCATATCTGCTACGACATGTTCCATTCTGACAGCACGGCTGTACTGAACCATGTAGTTTTGCTTGGCAAAATGATCCCATATCTTAGCAGTTACAACTGAATCTTGTAAACAATACTTACCCATCTCTTCTGTATAATAGTCCCAACCACCTTGATAATCTATCTTACTTTCTCCAAGATACTCACCCCATGCCATTAGGGAATGAGATTGATCAGGTGTAGGTGGATTGTCACCATATATCATACGACTGAGTATTAGTGTATCCAGTACTTCGGTGTATGGTTGCTTGTTTAGTGGTCCATATAGTCTTTCAATGAGTGGGATATCAAAGGCATAGATATTATGACCAATGATAAGTTCTGCGTCACGAAGAATCTGGATACCAGCATCTAGATTATCCTGTTCAAACAACAGGGATTCTCCAGTCTCAATATCCTTAATGGACATACACCAAACCTTAGTGGCTTCTGGTAGGTATGTATCCTTTTTACCAGAAACTACTTCATTAAGACCATTGGCCTCAATGTCAAACACTAATTTGGTCATAGCGATAAAGCACCTCTCCTTCTGGGGTAATTACGAATGGTACATCCATAAGCTTGGATGTCTGGTCATTGTAGAACAGAGCCGTAGCAATGCCTCTACGACCACCCTTACGATTCTTAAGGACTCGTACATTGGTTGTATTGGCGGTTGCTGGGTCTGGGTGCTGGGCGTTGCGCTCTAGGGCAAAGACATTATCCGCAATTTGAGCAAGAGAACCTGAGCCACGAAGATCATTGAGGTTGATTCGATCACCCTCATCCACGTTCTTGTCAGTCTTCTTGATATGAGCAATCACATGGAGTGTGACACCAGTGCGCTCGACTAGCTCACGAAGCTTCTTCATTACCGAGTCAAGAACAAGTCTCTCATCATTACCGAAATCAGAACCACTAGACAATAGCATATTACCAAGCAGAGTGATGTGATCAAGGAATATGACTTTGCAATCCAGACCAACAGCCATGTACTCAAGGCGATTAATGATATTGTTAATATTAGCATTACCGATATGATCGTAAAGATAAAGAGGCTTAGAACTAATATAGGTCTTTGCTTTAGCATACTCCTCCTCGGTTAGATTGTCCTCTACCATGTCAACGATAGACTTGTTATTAGCCTTTCGTAGTTCATTAAGCTGACGCTGAGACATGATTTTACGGACTGGCTTACCAATCTTTGATGAGATCAAATCATCTACAGTTTGCTCAGGTGATTCTTCTAGGAAGACAGCACCCACGGCGCGACCATGATTGAGATGATCTGAGATTAGTTCACGAATAATGGTAGACTTACCGTGACCAGTGGCACTAGTCCAAAGGTTAAGACGGCCAGAGTCTTGACCAATCATGAATGTAGTTAGCGAGTCCCACGGGTACTCGTATACCTGAACGGATGAATTCTCATTCTCAGATACCACTTGACTGACATGAAGGATACTATCGGGTGAGAATGTCTTGGCATTCCAATAGGCTTGCAAGAGTTGTGCAGCCTCGGCATGTACAAGCATCTCATTAGGATCCTTTCGTGGCAAGGACATGATCTTAACCTTACCAGGTGGCAGTATTTCAGCCACGTCCCGTGCTGCTTTCTGCCCAGGATCGTCCATGTCGAAGCAGAGTACGATGGTTTCAAACGAGGAAAGATAATCATAATTGTCCTTGACACATCTTACAGCTGAATTAACTCCATTTGGGATAGAGACAACTGGGTATTTATTGTCAAAGAGTTGGGCCATAGTGAGACAATCAATGGCTCCTTCAGTAATGAGAATCCTTTTGCCACCACTAGGAAAGAGGTTTTGACCGTAGAACTGTAGGTTTGAGGTGTCTCCAATCCACGCAAACTTCTTACCTTCATATCGAATATGTTGAGCCTGTAGTGTACCATCCGAACTGTAGAAGTTCTCAAGCTCTGCTCCGTTGGCAGTAGTTGCATATCCATATTGTCTAGTAGTCTTCTCGTTAATTCGTCGGTGTGGTAAAGCCTGGATCTCACCACTACGGAATTTTTCTGTTGCATATACAGGAGTTTCCTCTACAATTGTTTCCATTGATTTGTTACCTCTGATGTAAAATTCACAAGCATAGCAATAGCTATGTCCGTCATCATAGACGGCTAGATTGTTACCTGATGTGTCATTGCCTTGCGCTGCACACTTTGGGCAACGCTTACGACTTACTACTTTGGATTCTGTTTCCATATTCTTCCTATATTAGAGTTTGAATGCAGGATTTAAACAATGCCCCCAGCAGGGATCGAACCTGCGACCAACCGATTAAAAGTCGGTTGCTCTACCAGCTGAGCTATAAGGGCGTACTCAGGTGCTTGGATTCGAACCAAGACAAAGAGGACCAAAATCTCTGGTGCTACCATTACACCACACCTGAATAGCTTCGGGGGGACTCGAACCCCCACGCCTTGCGGCTACGGATTTTAAGTCCGCTGCGTATGCCATTCCGCCACGAAGCCAAGTGACTCACTTGTGGTGAGTCTTAAAATAGTTGTTCCAGTAGTCTGCCTCTTCAGCCATATCCATGACTACTCGTCCTTTCCCTTACCCCAGCCAAGGTAGAATGTCTTGGTATCCTTGCAGTTTGCAAGCATTTCCCTTAGCGTGGTATTCTCTTGATCCAGTAATCGAATGTAAACGAGACACTTACGGTGTAGTTCTTTGGCCGTAAACCCAGAGTGGTATTCACTACTGGACGAAGTGTCAATCGCGTTTTCCAAAAGTCTAATGAGTTCATTTGAGTTCATTCTCAATTTCCTTTAGTTGCTTAATAGCATCCTTGTTGATTGAACCACTTGTCTTGATTAGATGCTTAAGATGAATACGCTTGATATACGGATCTAGGGTTTGCATCTTACCATCAATGTTCCACATAGTGCTAGTCAGGTCGCATACACGGGTATCTAGCTTGCTATGTGAATCACAAAGATCATCGTACTTCTTCTTCATTAGTTCATTATGCCATTTTGCTGCGTGGGCAGCAGTTTCATTTACACTACGCATTTGACAACTATGTTTGTAATCCATGTCAAATAGCCTTTTATCTAGTGCATCATAATTATTAAACATGTCATTTTGCATTTGCTTAATTAACTTACTGTGGTTCCAAGCCATAGCAATAAATGTACAAACACCTAAGAAACTTGCAACTGAAATAATTAGATTAAAATCTTCCATAATTAATCTCCTGTTCTAAAACGTACTTTGAAATAACCTGACTCTGCTGGTTCCGAGATCAGTTCACGGATAATACCCCATTCAGATTCAGAATCTACCTGTAGAAATGGACCACCCTCAAAGTCTAGATACTCTAGGTCTGGATGTCCACCACCACGATAGAACTTTGACTTACCTTCAATTGTAAACCAACCACCACCATGATCGGTGATGTACCTTGGTTCACCATAACGACTATTAATCTTCTTGATCACGCCAACTCCTACCCTGAAGTACTGTGTATGCTTCTTCAATTAGTTTAGCCAGTTCTTCTGCATTGCCGCGCTTAGTTTGGGGATTATAGTAACCATCCCAATCGGCAAGAAGCATTGAAACATTTCCAATACGCTGCTCAAGAACCATTATCTGTGCTTGTAGGAATTCATTTTCCTGAGCACAGCGAGACAGAGGATCATCGCTCATTTTGCATATCCTTAAAACAATCCCATTCATATTCTATAGCAACATCTTCAGGTGATGTAGAAATGCCGTTTTCTAAATCGTACTCAGAGATTACAAAACATACTTCACGCCTTGCCTCGTCGCGCTCTTTTCTCATTTCATCTAACTCAATACGCAAAGATTCAATTGCTGACAATAGCGAGTAAATATCTTCGTTCATGTGTCCTCCTTTAACGTTTCCAGCTGGAATCGAACCAGCAACCTACAGCTTAGAAGGCTGTTGCTCTATCCAGTTGAGCTATGGAAACAAAGCGGGATGCTCAGATTTGCACTGAGTTGTCTAGCTTTTATGCTAGGACAAGGCTTGTCACCTCTGCCATTTCCTACATGGCTGCACCCCAACCTGTTAGATGTGCTCGTAGTTCTTTTCGATTACGGTAGCAATTTGCTTGAATGACTTAGGCTTATTAGTTTTGCTCATATCCATAGGATCAAGACCACCATCGTTAAGGAGAGCAAGATCAATTTCAGTTTTGCCGTTGCTAAAGCAACCAGTCTTGTAATCATCGGTAGCCGTATTGAATCCAGCCCACTCTGCTACTTCACCAGGAAGACAACCAACTTCTCCGTCAACTTCCCACTTAGAGTAGTTAAGATCATGGTCCATATCTTCCTTAGTATAGGTATGGAAGAACTTAATATTAGGACCCTTCTTCTGTCGCTTACGCTCCTTTAGATAGAGATCAGTAAGGACACCAAGACAGCAGTACGACTCTTCACCTGTCGTACCATTTACACTACAGAGTTGTTCACGGCACTGCTTGTACTTACCAGAGCGAAGGGCCTTAACCCACTTAGTCATAATGTTCTTCTTCATTGTTACTCCTTAGTCAACGTAGATTTCGACTTCAGCACGGATGCTGTTACGAAGATCGTATCGAACCGAATCAAGGATGTCATCCTTAATTCCATCAGTGCCGTAATCACTGAGATCAAAGTTACGACTCATCCAAGAATCAATCTTGGCATCAATAAGATTACTGTAGCCAGGATTATCTTCTAGCTTCTTGATTACCATCTCAGCAATCTGATTGTAAATTTCAGGTGAAACCATAATAGGTACGTTGATTACTTCTTGCACGGTAGTTGTTCCAATGTGTGTGCTCATGTGTGTGTCATCCTCTAGATCCATAGTAGTAGGTCCCTAGTCCAATTTCAATTGCAGGGTTTAAGTCATTAGCGTCTACTTCGCCACGACAAAGCTTAGCAAAGTCTTCCTTTGTAATGATGCAAAGACTACAGCCATCTGCAGTATTCCAAGTTTCTCCGTCTGACAATACAATGATTGCTTCCATATCATTCGACTTCATAATCAGATACCTCCGTTACCATTTCATCATGGTAATCAGAATCATACAGGTTTGAGTCAAACTTTGTCCAGATGATATTTGGATTGGCCTTGATGCTCTCAAAGATCTTCTGGGCATCAGCATCATCCTCAATATCAAAGTACCAAGTCTCACTTACAGCACGAACAAGTCCAATGTTAACCGACATTCTCTTTGACATATTGTTCCTTTGCGACAAAAACAGGGCAGTAACGCACTGCCCATTCGTTAGTAGTAGTAGGGGTGGGAGTCGAACCCACATGAGGGCGATTATAAGTCACCACCTTTTACCAAATCTATCAGGCACCCTACCATAAACAGCCCACATGGGAGTCGAACCCACTATTTCTGTATCTTTAAATACAGCGTCTTTCCACATAGACCACCAGGCTTATGCGTTCTTCTACGGATTAAACGCAATCCCTCCGTTGGTCCATATAAGACGGACCAAAAGCTATCTGAGGGAATCGAACCCCCACCGTACCACCATATTTATTTACATGTCTGCGAACACGCTAGGTACAGTTGACACCAGTCAATAGCTTGACCTTAATAATCCAATTGAACGAGTCCATGAGGGACTGAGTAGTATATTTCTACGAATGTTTCCATACACCACGGCAAGCATAGTTTACAAGGCTTGGCTAGTTTCATATCTCCCTTTGGACCAAACCTGAAGTTAAGCAAGATAAGATCATTATCTCTGTAGTTCTTTGGAACCTTCAGTAGCGCATCGAGTTCGCTGTGGAGTTCGCAGCTCCTGTAGCCGTACTTGGCAGCTAGAGGATGGGTCTTTCTCCTGTTGATTCCAATACCAAGTATACGATTATCTTGCAAGATAATTGATACATGATTGTGTGATCTATATTGATTGATATTAAAGAATTCTTCTCTCGCTATTTCACGATACTTTTCGATGTTCAACTTTGACTTCCTCTACTTCCACGATGAAGTATCCTTCTTCATCTGGATTAGCCCATTGCTTTGATATGAACAGAGCAATAATCTGTGAGTCATCATCCCACAACTTACCATTCAACGAATCTAGAATGGCTTTGCTGTAGTTGTCTACATCTGCCTTTGGATATTCTAGTTTGGTTGATTTAGGTCTTGTTACAAAACATTTTATATCGACTGCAAGTTTTTCACTCATTGGAGCGAAGTTCCGCCCGAGGATTCTATTGATTACAATAGCAGCCGCCGAGCGGAACTTCTTATAAGGTCCAGTAAAGTAAGCACCGAATTTGCTAACCCGTGGACGGGAAGCAGCAACGGGATTTATTGGAAACTTATAACTCCGCATGAGTCACCTACTTAGAAGGGTACGTCAGAGTCGCCGCCATCAACTGGCTTGAAATCTGAATTACCTTGTCCAATATAGTTACGCTCAATTAGCTGAATCGACTCCATGTAGAATGAAACCGAATTGTCACGGCTAATGAGCGCAGGAGTGACCTTGACCCTGACTACATCTGATCCGAATGGAATCGTATCAGTTGGCTTGGTGTCTGGGCCGATGACTGGGAAAGTCTTAATGCCTTCCTTAGCCTTAAGGACATTCTTAAACTTGATGGTCTTGATTCCATCAGCATCCTTAAGTCCATTAATCTTCTTACCACCTAGTTCCTTGACAGACGATTGAAGTTGCTTCTGCAACTCAGGTGTAAGCTCAACAGTTACGGAATGATTTGGGTTTCCGAACTTGTCGTCTGGTGACATAAGGTGTGACCACTTTACAGTAACATTACCTGTTACAAATGGCTTTGCATATTTAGCTTTGGTCGGTGCTGGCATTGGTTGCCTCTCCTTCTACCTTGGGTAGAATGTTTGTGATGTTTGTACGGATATTAAAACTGATTGCATCTAGTTGACGATAAAGGTCACTAAGATAGGCTACAACAGCTTCCGTAGGCACTGCTGATACTTGCTTTTCTTCTTGATTCTCACTCATTACATAATCTCCAAATAAGGTTGATCACCATCAATTACAATTCCACAACTAAGGATGGCTTTCTTAAGGTGTGGTTTTGAGTATGCAAGTGCTGGGTGTTTTTGATCAACACCGCAGCCAACATTCATACCAAAATACATGGTATTCGGGCCTTTAATCCAGTTAATGGCAGCAAGGCTATGATGATGTCCACATACTACTGATTGTAGTCTTGCCTTGGCAGCATTGAAAGCAGGATACTGACCGCCCCAACCATCACCATGAACATAATAAACGCCATTAAACTCAAAACTATAATCCCAATTCCAATTGGGAGTATGATACACATCACAATAAGACTTAATATAAATCTCAGGAATGCCATTCTTTATTGCTTTCTTTTGTACCCGTGCATCGTGATTGCCAATGCATACACATGCATTCTTAAATGCACTGTACCATTTGCGTACACCTTCTCTTGCTTGTGCTAGTTCATCTATAGGTCCAGGCAATGAAGGGTTTTTATCATGTGCTGAAATAGCTTCATGATCAATAATATCACCAATAAAAACGGTATTATTAGTTTTGTATTTACGTTTCATATCCAAACAAAACTGAAGATAATCTTCATGGTCTGCTGGACAATGTAAGTCACCGATTACTAGAGTTCGCATTTTTAAATCTCCTCTTTGCATCTTCTTTCCATTGAACTGCTAATGGTGGAAGTGGTTCTCCATCTTTCTGTGGTATAGGTTCATATACATTGAACTGACCTAGCAAATGGAGTTTTTGATAGTAATTTAAGTGATCAGATATTTGGTTCGCTACGTTTGTTTCTTGCTTCTCTTCTTTGTTGTTCTCTCTTTTTTCTATCTTGTTCACGTTTGTATTTGTCATAATTAAACTCGCGAGTATCTTTCTTTCTGATGTTTTTTTGTTCTGCCATTATACTTCCTCAATCTTTACAATCATTCGCTTAGGTATCTTGTTTACCTGAGCAGTCTCACCAGGGCCGATTGTTGAAGTTAATGATATTTGCTCTTCATCGTTATGAAGTACAAAACCAACAGTTAACATCATAGGTAATGGTTCTTTTGCAGAAGACTTTGCTTCTTCTTTTTGTAACCACTCGGCCCCACCTATAGTCATTGCATCTACCCATGTAACTTTAACTAAACGAGGTATTTTATCTGGATAAGATACATTCTTAAGCGAAGAAGTATTCTGAGTTAAGGACTTCTTCGATTTGGAACCCGTCTTCCCTTTGGGGGACTTCGGGGAGATAGATCCCGTATCGCTCTTCGATTTCTTTCTTGAGTTTTTCAAGTTGATTCTCCTGATGGATTTTAATAAACTCTTCTCGCAATAGCTTATGCATTAGTGAAATATCTGGTGCATAAGTTCCATATGAATCATGTACAAAAGAGAATGCCGTGATTCCTTCATCCAACATTCTAGATATTGTCATAAACATATGAGCAGCATCTAGCGAATGGATGTAGTTTGGAGAAATAGCAAGATACTGTGCTTTACCATCAAGATCTTCTGTAACAGTAGAGAACACAAGTTGTTGGCGATTAAACAACTCAGCATAACTGACTCTTTCAAGTACTTGATTATACACATGATGTACCTCAAATCCAGAGGGTGTTGTCCAAACAAAAGGTTTGTTCATTGCGTTAAGGATATCGGCTACTTCACGAAGCCATTCCTTACCACGATTAGGAGACTCCATAGTTTCACCAAGACCAGATTGAATTGCTCTGGCTAGTTCTACTACAGCACCACCTCGTTGTTCTTTGGAAACCCAATCAACATGGCCTTCTTGTTTAACATACTTTTGCATACCATAAAACGTAAGACCATAAGCATCACACATTGTTGGACGCTTAGTTACATTTCTAGGAAGTTTACCTTCCCAGTATTCTAGGAATGCAGGATACCACCTATTCTCTGGAGTTGCAATCATGTATTCAGTTGCAGCATCTGCCACAAATTGATATAGATCTTGTGGCTTATCTGTCTGAATAAGATTTGTTAGTACAGCTAGTTTACGATTACGCATAATAGCAGCCCAGTGTTGGCCACCATTATTAGCACCGTCCATTTGAATAGGAAGTTGTGTCATTCCATCTTTTCGACAAACCTCAAAGATTGCAGCAAGTCGTTGGAATGATTTATTCTTTTTCTTACTTGGATCAATCCATTCCTTGTTAGCATATGGATCATCAGCAATCTTCTGCAACATATCCATATTTGCAATTACCCACTTAACTCGATTATCGAATGGCTTCTTGTCTTGGTCAAATAGATTTGCAGTATGAACATACAACCAATACAAACCTTCTTTAGTTTGTTTTCTTGGATTAGCAAAGTGTACAAGTCCGCGATCAAAGTCAACACCTTGAGGTGATAACAATTCACAGACTGAATATGCTCGACCTCGGAAGTCTAAAGTATACGGCATATAGAAGAAGTTCCATTGGTTCATCTTCTTTGCAAGTTCAAGACGGACAATCATTCTTGACCGTGCTTGTTCTTCTTTATACCATTCACCCCAAGCTTCATTAGATTCTTGCATCCACTTAGCTTGCTGTTCTTTTGTACCATCTTCTGGATATGGACGATTAAAGGCAAAATCCCTAAAGGTATAAGCAGGAAGATTTGCTGTGCGATAATCGTTTTCAAACATGGTACGCATTACTTGATATACTTGAGTATTAACAGACCACTCGGTATTCATTAATGCGTTAAGCCCTTTAAATACTAATTCAGATGGACGAGAATCCCAATCTTTTGGATTAGCTCCAACAGGATGGTATCTCTTAATCATTTTCTTTCGTACCCAAGGACTTAAGAATCCACCATCTTCCTTAGCACTATGAGGAATAGGAGGAGAAATCATTGGCCTATAAACTAAACAAGCTGTTTCTAATAGCTCATGTCTCTTTTGAATTTCAGATAGAATCCAAGGCGCAAAAGAAACAAGCAAAGACTTTTTATTCTTTCCATTCCAATGAACACGGCTGGTTAGAATATCGGAAGCAAGAGCAATCCTAAGCATGTTGTGGCCTAGGTCTTCCTTTTCTTTTGCTTTTAGTTTTGCAATTTCAGATACTTTTTTAGTAAATGCTTTGCATCGTTTAACAGTCCAGTTCTTAATAAACTTAGACTGTTTACGCCAGTCATCAGAGAATCGTTTCTTAGCTTGTTGATATGCAACAATTGAAACAACATCATCTGCAATTAGCTTGGCAACTTGTTGTGCAACAGGTGCATTAGCAGGAATACCCATTGTATCGTCAAAAGATTGAATAGTATTTCTAGTTAGAAACAATCTCATGACAGATCTAATTGTAATGTCTGCCATTTTGGCTGCACCAATACTAAGTAAAGGAGCAAGCCAATCAGGTGACTTACGGTTATTACAGCACTCATCAATCCATTTTTGATAGAAAGGAGTAAGATGAATAACTGCTGATTCTAACAATAGTTGTTCTGGTTTACCTTCATCTGGTGCTCTACCATACTCACGCCAATACTTTTCTATACCATTATCTAGCAACTCTTCTTCAAATATCTTTTGCATATTGATTCGACGTTGCTGTTCTTCCTTAGTAAGATTAACCCATTTATGTAGCATATTTCTCCTTTTGCGGATGTAGCATAGCTACAAACACGGTTACTGAGGAAGTACATCACAGTCGTTAAGAGCATACCAAGAGTGAGGGAATAGATCAGAAATAATTGCACTGATCTCACTTGCATACTCAGCAATTTCTGCTTGGGCATGAGGAGCAGAGCGTTGCTTGTAAAATCTAGCATATGCAGCTAGGCTACCAGTCCAGTACCATTCGGTATATGTACCAAGTGGAAGAACCATTCTGGCTTGCTCTGGTGCAATTCCATTACTCAGTAGGCTTTGGTATGCGGAGTTACACATATCCATTGCTTGTGAATAAATTAGGTATGCCTTATTTTGTAGATCAGTGTCTACAGGGCTTCCAGCACCTTGCTTGATAGATCCTTCTGGTCTATGTGACCATCGTGGATAGAAGAACTCAGGTTCATCATCCACATACCTACGACTAACCTCATTCTCTACGAATCCAACTTTATGTTTGAAGAATTGGGTTCGAATTGGGAATGGTGCTTTGATATGAAGACAAATTTGAGGGTGGGCAAAGGGTGTCCAGTGCCCATGCTTAGCTAGATAATTAATTAGCTTGATGTCTTTATCATTTAGTTCAGTACTTTGTTTATTGAAGGATACTCGCGCCGCATTGACAACCATAAGATCATTACCCATATGATTGATGTACTTAACGAATCCCTTTGTTCCTATATTCATTTATAATCTCTACTAGTTTATCGGGTGTTGTATAACACCGCTGGATATTAAATAAATAAGTCAGAGTAGCACTGCACTTATCAACACAATCGTTTCTTTTAGGCCATAGACCAACAGTATAAAACCACATTTGCCTAGAAACTAAATCAAATTTTTTAGTTCTTTGAAGATTGTTTGTAAAATTTCTAATAGTAGGTAAATTAGAGTAACCTACAAAAACTTCATCATAATCTTTATAAGTTTTTAAATCTACATCTAATGGAATCCACTTTGGAATAATCCAATCATCAAAGAAATGTAAAACAATATTATCAACCCGTAAAGAACAATGGTTCCATTTGCAAACCAGCTTCTGTAACGTGTCTACATAACAAGAAATCATTCTCGGTAAGTTGTATACTTTCAGGTAGACTTTGTTTAAGTTTTCTTGCTTTTCTATATTCTGCATACGGTAGTATGACCTTATTGTTTTCATCGTATAGAATAATACGAGTTGTAACATCTAATACTTTATACATGGCGCATAAAAAAGGACAACCTAGGGATTACTCCCTAGGTTGTCCTTGTAAATCTTTAGACAAATGCTAGTGCTGCATTCATAACGTCAACCTTCTCCTTGGCACCCTTACCAAAGAGAATGTCGTTGAAACGATTTTCATGCTTCTTCTCACCACGATAAATCTGCTGATGATCCAGCCAGTAAGTGACTGAATTCATAGCAGTCCAAAGGTTAGCACCAGAATGC